GGTAGACAAGTCGTGCAACCATTGCAGACTGGTGCGCGTGTCGATATTGGTATGGAAATGATGGAGCAGCGTCGTAAAGTCATTAACGATGCGTTCCTGATTACCCTGTTCCAAATTCTTGTCGATGCACCTACGATGACAGCAACGGAAGCAATGCTGCGAGCACAGGAGAAGGGTGCGTTGCTTGCACCTACGATGGGTAGACAGCAATCGGAGATGCTTGGCCCGATGATCGAGCGTGAGCTTGACATCCTTGCTCGTGCGGGAATCTTACCTTCGATGCCGCAAGCGATGATTGAGCGTGGTGGTGAGATTGAGATTGAGTATGTGTCTCCATTGAACCGAGCACAACGAGCTGAGGAAGGTGTTGCTATTTTGCGTACACTTGAATCCATTATTCCGTTAGCGCAGTACGACCCTAGCGTGTTGATGGTGTTTGATCCTGAAATGATTGCTCGTGAGCTGTCAGAGATCAACGGAGTCCCTGCGAAGATTATGCGTAGCAAAGAGCAAATTGAGCAGATGAAGATGCAGCAAGCTGAACAGCAACAAGCTGAACAATTGCTCCAAGCTGCTCCTGTCGTTGCGAACTCTGCTAAGACTATGGCAGAAACCGCAGCTCTCGCTGGTCAACAACCCGCAGCATTACCAATTTAATGGAAAAACTCCTAGCTAAGATCAGAAAACGTCGATATGCGTACCGTCGATTGTTTCTTGGTGACAATGGATTGAACGCAGACGGTCAGACAGTCCTTGCTGACCTTGCTAAATTCTGTCGTGCTAACGCTAGTACAGCGGTGGTATCACCTATTTCGAGGTCAGTCGATCCGATTGCAACAGCTATGGCTGAAGGCAGACGGGAAGTCTGGTTGCGAATAATGGCGCATCTTCATCTTGAGGATCGCATAGTCTTAAACCTAAACGAGGATGATAATGGATAACGTACAAGGGTCAGTAGATACTGGCAACCCTGCACCCGCAGGGAATCAAGCACCTGCACCACAAGGACAATGGTTCGATTCATTTCCAGAGGATGTGCGAGGTACAGTCCAAACCAAGGGGTGGGCAAGTCCACTCGATGCTATACAGAGCTATACAAACTTAGAGAAGTTTCTAGGTGCTGACAAGTCTGGTCGTGGTCTAGTTATTCCCAAAGAGGATGCAACACCGGACGAATGGGGTCAGGTGTACGACAAATTGGGTAGACCAACATCACCGGATCAGTACAAGATTCCTGCTCCTGAAGGTGCTCCACCGGAGTTTGTGCAAGCTGCTGCGGGTAAGTTTCACGAGTTGGGGCTGAACGCAAAGCAGGCTGAAGGTCTAGCTGCATGGTGGAATCAGCAAGCTGAAACCATGTCTGGTGCTCAACAGACTCAGACAGCACAAGCTGCTGAGATTGAAATGGCGCAACTTCAACAAGAGTGGGGTAAAGAATTTGACTCAAACATTGAAGCAGGTCGCAGAGCAGCACGACAATTTGGTGCGGATGAGGCTATCCTTTCCAAGATGGAAGGTGCTTTGGGTACGAAGGGTATGCTCCAATTCTTTGCGAAGATAGGCAAAGGCATGGGCGAGGACTCGTTCGTAGACGGTTCTAACGGTGGTAAGTTTGGTATGTCACCCGAAGCTGCACGAGTCCGTATTGGTCAACTTAAGGGTGATCCAGCTTGGTCAAGCAAGTATTTAAGTGGCGATGCTGATGCAAAGACCGAACTTGAGCGATTAATGCGAGCCGGATACCCAAGCTAAATGGAAAACATTGTACAAATTAGATTAGAATGCTTAAAATTAGCACATCGGGCTGATTTACTACCTAATGAAGTGGTAAATCGTTCGATGGAATACGAGCAGTACGTAGTCGGGGAAACACAAGTGCCAGACAATTTTCACCCAAGGAGACCTGGCAGACCTGCGGGAAAGACTGCACCACGTTGATCGGTGGTTAAACGGTTAGAAGTGACCCCGAACATTCGGACAAGTCTTTCGACAAAACCTATTTAATTAACTTTTGTGGAGGGACTCGTCATGAGTTTCAATATTACTACCCACTTTGTTCAGCAATATACAACTAACGTACAGTTATTGCTGCAACAGAAAGGCTCTAAGCTCCGTAACACAGTTACGGTCGGTTCTTACACAGGTAAAGCTGCTAAAGCGATTGAGCAGGTCGGCCCTGTCACCGCACAGAAGCGCACTATCCGTCACGGTGATACACCGCTGATCTCGACACCTGCTGATGCTCGTTGGGTTTTCCCCGTCGACTATGAGTGGGCTGACTTGATTGACGATCAGGATAAGCTGCGTATGCTGATTGATCCTACATCTTCCTATTCGCAGAACGGTGCTTATGCACTTGGTCGTGCAATGGATGACGAGATCATTTCTGCTTTTTTTGCTGACGCTAAGACTGGTGAAAACGGTTCAACAACGACTGTCTTTGGTGTAGACCAAGACGTAGTGGTTGCTACTGGTTCTACTGGTGCTACTGGTTTGAACATTGCCAAGCTACGTGAAGCAAAGAAAATCCTGATGGCAAATGAAGTCGATATTGACAATGATCCTCTGTTTTGCATTATTACTGCCGAGCAGCATGATGATTTGTTGAATGAAGCTCAGGCTATCTCGCTCGATTACAACACCCGTCCGGTGCTTGTTGATGGCAAGATTACTGCGTTCATGGGCTTTAACTTCGTCCATACCGAGCGTCTGCCGCTAAACGGAAGCTCACAGCGTCGTGTACCTGCTTTCGCTAAGTCTGGTATGCATTTAGGTCTATTTAACGATATCAACACTATGATTTCTGAACGTGCTGACAAGGGCTATGCAACACAAGTCTACGTCAAGGGCACGTTTGGTGCTACTCGCACCGAAGAAGGCAAAGTCGTTGAAATCGTTTGTGCTGAATAAGGGGAACTAACATGGCTCAAACCTACGCAACAGAAGTATCTGGCCTTGGGACTACTCCTACAACCAACAGCAACGGTGCTGTGCAGGGTGCGCGTGTGCGACGTTTTCGTGCAACGATTGCCCTTGCAGCACAAGCTAATGGTGATACCGTTGTACTTGCACAAGTACCTGCGGGTTATGCGTTTTGCTACGGCATTATTAACGCATCAGCTACGCTAGGCGCATCGACAGTCGCAATTGGTATTGCAGGAACAGCGGCTAAATATCGTACTGCGGCAGTCTTTACGGCGGCTGCACCTACGTTGTTTGGTCTTTCGACTGCTGTGGACGATGACCCATTGACTGCAAGCGAGAATATTATTTTGACAAACACGACTGCTGCCTTGCCAGGCTCCGGTACGTTGATTGTTGATCTGTACTTCTCTGCACCTTAATGAGTAACGGTGGGGGGGCGAAAGCTCCCCTACTACTATCTGGGGATAAACATGGCATCACGCTACTACGCATTGGATATTGGTCTCCCGCAGACTGATGTCGCTGAAGGTTCTAGCACTCAATCAAAAACTGTTGAAGTTGTTGTTGACTTAGCTGACAACGCAACTCGTGAGCAGGTATTGATTGCATTGAAGAACATCGAGAACTACATCCTGCAAGACGTTTGGCCTCCTGCTTAAGGGGTAGCTCATGGCATCACAAGTTGAGATTGCTAATCGAGCACTCACTAAGTTAGGAGCTGCTCGCATCATTTCCTTTGGTGATGACAATAAACAAGCTCGTGCAATTACCTCAATGTTTGACATTGTGCGTGATTCCGAGTTGCGAGCACATATTTGGTCGTTCTCAGTCAAGAGGGTATCGCTCCCTGCGCTAGTCTCGACACCTGATTGGGGATTTGAGTACGAGTACCAAGTGCCAGGCGATTACCTGCGTCTACTGCAAGTCAACGATGTGTATAACGGGCCAAGCATGGACGATTATCGCAACGGTGCAACTGCTGACTACGTACTCGAAGGTCGCAAGATTCTGACTAACTTTGGTGCTCCGCTAAAGGTACGCTACATTGCTCAGACTGTAGACACAACAATGTGGGATACAAACTTCGTTGAAGCGTTTGCGTGTAAGTTGGCATTTGAGTTGGCTGAAGATTTAACACAGTCTAATCAAAAGAAAGACACAGCATATAACGAATATAAGATTGCAATTATGACTGCTGTACGGTCTGCATCTATCGAGCAACCTGCACAGGATTTGCCAGATAATTCTTGGTTGCTAAGTCGATTATGAGGATACCAGAGTCAGAAACTACGGTAATGCGCTATGTTGTCAATAGAGATGAAGCGGTGCAGCACATCATTGAAGGAATCGTGTTCTATGCGTATTCCAGCCGAGGCAATGGCAATCAGTTGCCTGATGATGGCAATGTAGATATTGTCGTGACTCCACCAGTAGATAATGAG